GACCCAGAACACGTCCAGCAAACGTGCCTGATATTATTCCGAGACCAAGAAGGCGTCCGTCAAACGTGCCACCACAAGTCGCTCCAATGATGGGGACAAGAGATCCTCAAGGCAGAATTGGTGTTAAAGGACCAAAGGGTGGTGGCGAGGCAGCAAAAGCCCGCGTTGAGGTTGGAAGCGATATATTTAATCAATATAACAACGACGGTCGCTTTGGTTATTACAACGACCAAGGATTTTATGTCCCGGCAGATATAGATATGCGGGACGGTGGCGGTGTCGATAATTCAGGCACGTTTTTTGAGGGTGGTGGTTTTTTATCAACGCTCGCAAATGTTGCTAAAATTAGACCATACGGACAAGGCGACACGCCTCGAGAGCAAATCGGTTTTAGAAACGTGGCTGATATGTTTGATCGTGGCGGTCCACAAGCAAGTGGTGGTCCCTATATGGGCGGAGGGATGATCAGCACTATAGGTAATACGCTCGATGCCCTTGGTGGTGTAGATCAAGGTACACGGACTTTATATAATTATGATACCACAGAACCAACACGGTCGGACGGTTTCGTCGCAAATATTGAGCCAAGACAAGCAATTCCGGTCAGGACTATTGACGGAACACCAGTAAATAACGCCGCGTTAATTGAAGATGCTGACGTGGCAATAACAAGAGGTCGTGAACCACTTTATGCTCGCTCACAAACTTTTAACGTAACGGATAGAGCGGCAGCAATAGCAGCATTAAGACGACAAGCGGTTGATCCAGAAAGTTGGGATAAACTGATGGAAGATGATCCAAAGGCAGCAGAAGAGCTGATTCAAGAGGCTATGAGTATGCAAAACGTTTTATACCCCGCTGATCCTTGATGGCAAAAAAAAAGAAAAAAGATTCTAGATTAGAAAGGGCGGGGGTTTCTGGTTACAACAAACCAAAACGCACACCTAACCATCCAACAAAGTCACACGTGGTTGTGGCAAAAGAAGGCGATAAGATAAAAACTATTCGGTTTGGTCAGCAAGGCGTTAAGGGTGATAAAACTATGACACCTCGAGCCAAGTCTTTTAAAGCAAGACAAAAGAAAAACATTGATAGAGGTAAGATGTCAGGTGCGTACTGGGCCAACAAGGTGAAATGGTAATGAGTATTATCGATTATTTGCGTAACTTTAACAGCACAGAGGCGGGGCAAAGACGACGCAATTTTATTGAAAATATGTTTGATTTTGAGGAGTACATTCCACCAAATTTGCGTGCGCCAACGCAATTTGTTTTAGACGCAAATCCAGTCACTGGCATGGAAAACTCAATTACAGAAAGCCGCATCGCATTAGATCCTACAAGAACGCCTGAAGAGCGGCGACGCGCCGGGCTAAATATGATGATGGAGGTTGGGGTGGCTGCTGCCCCGGCAGTATTGGGTCGCTTGGGATACTTGTCGACACCTACCGCACTAGCTGAAACCTTTGCAACGCCAACTATAACCGGAGAGGGCATACGAGACGCCACAAGCGGTCTATTGCAAGATTTACAATATGCAGGGCGATCCGTTGCTGAAGGCGATCCACGCGGCGTTTTAGAGGCATTCCAAACAGGCGGACAACCACAAGCATTAAGTGCTGGGGTGATGGGTAGCAACATGGGGCCAGCAATGATTGACGATGCTTTTCAATACAGTCCTACGATGAGAGCTTTGGCGGATCTGAAACAGGAGAAAGGAACCTACGAGCAACTTAAAGCAATGGCAATAAAAGACGGTGCAAAGCCAGAGGAATTTGAGTGGAGTGGTTTAGATGCGCAATTTCGACCTGGAGACAAAGTAAGCAAGGATCTGCTGCGGTTTGAATTTGATAAAAACCGTCCACAAATGCAAGTCATGGCTGAAAGTGCAACTGGAGGCGGCACTCTTAACGTTGGCATTGATGAATTAGCTGAAGAGGTGATGGACAATGTCATGGACCGACACAGATTGACGAGACAAAACAACCTTAGTTCGGGTGATTTAATTCAAAACGAAATAGGGGAGCCTATGGAAGTATACGATCCTCTTGGTGTTGTTATAAATGATATGTTAGCCGAACCAGACAGTATTCTGCGCAGAAATTACGGCACTAAATCAATAAAAGAATTTCCAATTGATGACGATGCATTTGTAAACGAATATGCGGATCTGGTAGGCATAACGCCTTCGAAATTGATGGATCTATATGACGAGGGCAAAGCATTTTATAACTTTCAAGCTCCGGTCCGTCCAGCAGACCCTATTACAGAAGTGCATCACAATTTTATATTTGACACCGCTGAAGACGCACTTGAGGCACAAAACCCTATCGCTCACCAACGTGTTATGATGGAAGCAGAAACCAACGTAAGCCGTCAATTTTTCCGAGATCCACCTTTGTTTATGACTGCTTTGCGTGATAACGATCCTTTAGGTACTCTTGGTCAATCTAGAATATTAGACGAAGCAATGTCTCAAAACTTTGATCCGGGTAAAACAAAATATTCAGATTTCTTTCCCGGTGGTGCTACAAATTACACTGAGAAAAAATTTTACTACGATCCCAAGGATGGCAAAACGGTCCCATATTTAGGTGAGGCAGGGCATTACGGCGACGGGTTTGGTGAAGGTCGGCAAGGTTTACTCATCACTGGTAGAACAGGTGATTATGAGATCAGCACGCCCTTCGGTGATAACAGCAAGGTTAGGTATTTGGGTGAGATCCAATCAGACGTCGGACAGGGCATCGAACGAGCAAATCGTGGTTTGGATATAGCAACACCGATGAATTACGCAGAAACTGCTTTGATGCCAGAGTTTAGAGCCGCTCAATTAGCAGAAGCAGATGTTAGAAATTTAGATCCCGGACCCCTTCAGCTACCATTTAACCAAGTAGCAAGAAGGCAATTTCAAGAAGCGCGAGAAAGGTATAGACAAGATGGAGTTAAGATTCCTGAAAAACGATTGTTGGATATGAATTTTAAAGAAATTTATAGTGATTTAGTGGCAATTGATGAAGATATGGGGTTGATTGACGGACCATTTTCCGACGTGATTTTTGACAATATATTGGCGCACAATTTTGTTAGAAATGCGAAAGAGGCAAAAAGCACAAGGGTATTAACTGACTGGGAAGAGGATCCATTTTACGTTGGCAGCTTATTTGAAGATGCGGGAATGGATATAAATGACATTACCCATAAGGACGTTTTAGACATTATATCTGATCAAAGACAGCCACTAAATGAAGCGCAAGAAGAAGCATTCACGGAACTAAAAGATGCTTATTATCAACAAGTTCCTGACGCTTTTAAGGATTACCTTTATAGCAGTCGTCAGGTAAGAAATCAAAAACAACCTTTCTGGACTCAAACTTTAGGATTGTTTGGTGATTTCGTTCGAGATAACGATAAATTTTATTTTAAACATATTGAGTCAAGATTGCCGGAAGAAACTGCAATGGAACTTGGTGATGGCAATGTTAAAGAAATATTTGATGGCATCGGCTTTAGCGAGCTTAGAAAATATACGGATGAAGTTTCCTTTGCTGCCTCAAAAACGGCAAAATTGTCTGAGAAAATGGCAACTGCAGGATCAGGTGGTCGATTAAATGTTTATAGAAACCCAACGACTGGTCAGGTGCAAATGTCGCGAGAAGTGAAACCCGCCGGGCCTCTGATGAGGCGAGAAAAAGACTGGGCTCCATTTGTTATAAGAAAAGAGTTAATCGATGCAGTTAACGCTGACGCGGATGTTTTTGCTATACCCAGCGGGCGCGAGTCACTTTCCACCGTCATGGGCAACATCGATCCTGAAAGTGTGAAAGATGGCACACTAAATTTTTACCAGAAAAACGTGCAAAATTATATTTCGGATATTTTAAAGAAAGTAGATAAGAAGTTTGCCAAGCAAGCCAAGGAAGATTTAGCTAAAGGACCGTTTTTGTTAAATGATAGAAATCAAAGAGCTGTTGGATTTAGATTGACTCCAGAATTAAAGGCAGCGTTGCGCGAAAAAGGTCTGCCGACATTTGGTGCTGCCGGGGGTATCGGTTTAACAAATTTTATGCTACAAGAAGAGCAACAGCCACCAAGTCTACTAGGAGGCATATAATGGCGTTAACTAATTTTACAGAGTTAAAAGCAAGTATTGCTGACACGTTAAACAGAGATGATTTAACCGCTCAAATACCTGATTTTATTACACTTGCGGAGGCGCAGTTAAGTAGGGATCTAAGGCACTGGCGTATGGAAGATAGAGCTAACGCCACTGTTGACAGTCAATATACCGCTTTACCTAATAATTTTATAAGTCCGATAAGAATAACTATTCCGGCAAATCCAAGTTACACTTTAGAATTGGTGTCTCCGTTTGAAATATCAAAATTGCGTATGGAAACTCAAGACACTCTTGGCAGACCTCAGTTTTACGCGGTGGTGGACGGGGCCTTTGAAGTTTATCCATCGCCGGATGCAAATTATACGGTAGAATTGGTGTATTACGAAAGTATACCTGATCTTGCAACAAACACTACAAATTGGCTTTTAACACACTATCCCGACGCTTATTTGTATAGTTCGTTAATTCATAGTTCGCCGTATTTACAAGAAGATCAAAGGATAGCAGTTTGGAATACATTGTATTTAAACGCCGTCTCTGCTATCAATTTGGAAGGAGAGCGTGCCAGAACATCAGGTTCGGGTCGTAGAATACAAATTAGGAGTTATGCGTAATGGCAAGTTTTACGAAAGTAAATGACTTTGTGGTCAACCTAGCAAACGAAATGGATTTAGATAGCGACACGTTAAAAGTTGCACTTTGCAATACTGACCCCACATCTGGGACAAATATTGTAGAGGATGGTAATGGTGTTTTAGCAAATATTACTGAAATAAGTTACACCAATTTATCTGATAGAACGTTGGCAAACGTAACAAGCACACAAACTTCTGGCACTTATAAATTGTCTGCTGATGATAAAATATTAACAGCGTCTGGAGGCTCAGTGGCACCTTTTAGATATGTTATAGTTTATAACGATAGTCCAGATTCGTCAGAACTTGACCATAGTATCAGTGATCCAATAGTAGGATATTACGATTATGGTTCATCATTAACACTTAACGATGGTGATACTTTTACAATCGACATTGGAAATAACGGTTTACTAACGCTTACTTAGTAGGAGTACATCATGGCAAAACTTTTTAACAGAGCCAAGATGAACACTAACAGTACTGGCACAGGTACGATTACTCTAACCACTGCCGATACTGGTTATCAGACATTTGCAGCAGCTGGAGTATCTGACGGTGATGTTGTTCAATATGTGATAGAGGAAGGCACAAACTGGGAAATAGGCTCTGGAACGTACTCCAGTAGTGGGACCTCACTGACTAGAACGCCATCGGAAAGCAGTGGTGGAGGCAGTGCCATAACCTTAGCCGGAGCTGCTAAAGTTTTTATTAGTTCGATTGCAGACGATTTCACAAAATTGCAGTTGGGTGGAACAACAAAAATTGCAGCAGCGGCGGGCGGTGTAGAAATTACAGGTAATATTGTTGTTTCTGGAAGTGTAGACGGTAGAGATTTAGCAACAGATGGCAGTAAGCTAGACGGTGTTTCAGCGAGTGCAGATGTAACCTCTACTGCAATAAATGCTTTAGCAACTGAAACAAGCATATCAGGTTCTGATGTCATTCCGGTTATAACAAGTGGCGGTCTTAAAAAGGCAACAATCACTAACGCTTCGTTAGCTGGCCCGGCTGGCCCGACAGGACCTACAGGACCTACAGGCCCATCTGGACCATCAGTTACAGGACCAACAGGTCCGCCAGGACCGACAGGGCCTACAGGCCCATCTGGTAGCAACGGAAGTAACGGTAGTACCGGCCCAACTGGCCCAACTGGCCCAACTGGCCCGACGGGTCCAACTGGCCCAACAGGTAATGCTGCAACAAATTGGAATTCCACTGGTTCTTATGCATTATTGTACGACAGTTGGCATGGAAACTCTTATCCAGGCTATACTACATCTGGATACCATTTATATGCCGCCAATACATATGAGTATAGTGGTAATAGTGCTGGTTGGTGGAGTTCTTACTATGGCAGTGGCACATGGCGATGTATGGGGCAAACAGGTTATCGTAATGGCTACTATTATCTTAGCCGTATAGATTTTAGTGTTACCCTATGGGTGAGGATTTATTAAATGAGTATATCAATAACAGAATATCGTAACGCCAAAGTTATCAACGCAGAGGGTACTATTATAGATGTAGAAATTAACACTCCCGAGCATGGATGGGTTCCATATACACTTAATACAGCCGACACTGACATGACTATTGATAACAATGCGCTCTTAACGCTTATTGGTGCTGACAAAGCGGCTTACGTTC